GTTCTGATGTTAAAAGACTTGTAGGATCTGGTTTCTACGCTATGGGAGAACCAGAGTTATTAGAGTCTATTCAGGACGAACTAACAACCTTAAGAAGAATGAGGATTGATAGACAGCACTTGGATATTTTTAAAACATTCTTCGTATCTAATAAAGAGAACTTTGATGAGGATGAGGCTATAGTAGCTCCTTCTCGCTTTGTTTATGTAGATGACCCAAATGCAATTAAGCCTTTCGAGTACAGAGATATTAACCCGTCAGCGTATCGTGAGGAGGAGCTTCTAAAGCAAGATGGTCGTGAGGTTACAGGAGTCTTATCACCTCAACCAACAACTACTGCTACAGACGCAGCTATACAAAAAGAATCAACAATGAGAGCTTTAAGAATGAAGATTTGGCTCTTATCAAGAGAGTTATTCACAGGAGTAATTAGACTTAGAGCTTCAAACATAGTTCAGTTCTACAAGACACCTCAGGTAGAGGGAATTGTAGGAGAAAACAAGATGCCTAAGTTTAGAAGTATATCTACTCCTAATATGTTACTAGAGATGGGTAGAGATGGGGGCCTTGTAGAGAAGAAAGACAGAGGAGACCACTTCTTTGAGATTAAACCAGATTATATTATTCCGTCATACGGTGCTTATGATTTAAGAATGAGTGCCGAACCCACACTTCCAGTTTCTAAACCACTACTTCAACAGAAAGTAAACGAACTTGCCAACAACCCAGTCATTATGGCTGCTATAGAGCAAGGTCATATAGATGCTGGTAAATTTGCAGACAAGATATTAGAAGTGAATGATTTTGACCCAGACGAGTTGAAGGTAGAGCAACAGGAACAAGGACAAGAGGGTATGGTAGATGAACAACAGCTTTTAGAACTTGCTAACAGAGAAAACGAACTAATGATGAATGGTGAAAAACTACCGCCAACTCCTTATGCAAGTAGGGGACATACAAACATTCACTTGGCATTTATAAATTCAGAGCCAATTAAGAACTTGCCTAGAGGAAAGTTTGACACATTTATAGAAACTATATCAGCACATATTTTAGGTGAGTCCACCGCACAAGATTTAAGGTCTCAAGGTGGAACACAGACTCCTTTGGCTCAACCAGGACAGTCGGTAGCCCAAGGTGTGGAGGGGAGTGAAGCCCAAGCATCTATGCCTGGTAAAATGGTAGGTGCGACAGGTATAGCTCCGACAATGTGAAGAAAAAACCAAGAGATATTCTACAAAGCATAGATATTCCCTATAAAGTAAAAATAAACTTAACTGAGGCAGAAGCACTGTCCAGATTAAAAGATTCCCCAGAATGGGATACTTACAAGAAGGTTTCTAAAAGATACATAGAGACTTTAATGAAGTCTTGTTTCAACCTTAATCCGTCTAGTCCCGCATTAAATGTTAAACACGCTGATTACTCTTCACAGGCTTTTGGAATAAAGTATATGGCAAGATTAGTTGATAATATAAAAGTAGAAATGTTTGAGAAGGAGGAAGATGCCAAAGATAACTCCTGAGTTTTGGGAAAACATTAGGAATAAAATGAGGCAGATAGATGTTAGCGGTAACGCTAAAGTCTTAGGTGATTATCTTGGTCAGAATATAAAAAGAGTAGCCGAAGATGTAATTCCCAAGCCAATAAAACTTTCAGACGATGCCCCAATGAATACATTTGGTAATACCCCCGTAGCAGAGCCAGAGAGAAAGATAACTTGGGAGTATCAAGATAAAGAGCCTTTTCCAGTTGGTTATAGGGATTATTTAACAGAGAGTGCTGACCAAAACGGAATAGATCCTAACATTCTCGCATCTTTAATAGCTTCTGAATCTGGTGGTGCTGGTTATCAGCCTGACTTAACAGGAGCAGATGGTGAGGTTGGGATTTCCCAAGTTATACCAGAGAATTTTTATATGGAAGCAGGTTTCTCAACTCCTGAAGAATATGCCGAGGCTTTAAAAGACCCAGCTTTTGCAATAGAACAAGCCGCAGTTATTTTAAAAGACTTACTTACAGAATATGATAATAACTATTTTGATGCACTAGCTTCCTATAATGCTGGTTCAAGAGGTTATTCAGAACTAGGTAGGGGTTTACAATATGCTACTGATACGTTAGGTAGAGTTGGTATGGTAGACCAGTACACACCTAGTTATGGTATGATACAATAAGTTTATATTTATTTCGGGGCGTGTCTAAACAGACATCCGAAGGAGGTGAAATTTAAATGAATGAAGAAAAAGTTGAATCTATTGTCGAGCAACCGACAAAAGAATCCACCAAAGAATCCCCAAAAGACGACCCAAGAGATAAAAGAATCCAAGAACTTGAATCAGAGCTTGGAAGAATGGGAAGTGAGCTTGGAACACAGAAAGAGTTTATTGAACAAGCAAACGTTGTTATCAACACAGTTGCCTATAATCCAGAACTTAAATCAAAGTTCCAGGAAGTGTACCAAAGAGCTTATGGAGTACCAGCCGAGCAACAGGTTGAAAAAGACACAACGCCAGAGATTGCTGGAGATGTCGATGAGCAGAGTAAAAGACTTAACCAAGATGTAGCTGAGATTAAGGCTAGTACAAGAGAAGAGAAGGTAGCTGAGTTTGAGAAGAGGTATGGTATAACAAACTTACCAGCAGACCAACAGAAAAAGATAAGGTCTGAGATAGGAACATATCTATCTGATTTTGGTCAGAACATTAACACTGTTCCTCTGACTAAACTTCCTACTTTATTAGAAAGGACTTATATGTCTATAAAAGCCAAAGAGTTGAAAGAAGAAGGTCGTTTAGAGGGTTTTGCAGAAGCAAGAGAAAATGCTTATGGAACACTTAACACTATGCCTTCAGGTAATGTTAATCAACCTGCTGGTGGTATTACTCCTAAACAAGCAGAAATAGCTGAAAAATTAGGTGTAGACCCAGATAAAGTAGCTGAAAGCTGGAAAAAAGCACAAGCTGAGGGTGAAATTTAATAAAATAACGACATTAGGTTGTTGTTGTAGGTACGCCTTAGAAATAGGGCGTACTTGTTTATGTTGATTTGACGATTTGACAAATACAGTTATAGTAGTTGTAGTATTTATTTACTACTAGGAGGCTATTATGGCAGGATTTTCTTACAGGAAATCCCTCATTACTAAAGACGAGCCTACTTTACTGTATTTCATAATTGATAATTCAGACACAATCACAATAGGTGACGCAATAATGATAAACGACGACGGTCACGCAGTTGTTGCAACTGCTGGTGAAGAAGTTGCTGGTATTGCTGCACAAGTTGTTGATTCAGATGGAATTGCGATTGACCCAGATTCTGGAACAACCGACACTTTCACAGTGGATTCTGACAATGAAACAGTAGATCAATATAAGGTTGGTTTAATAGTGTCCCCATTTGCGTTGTTCTCAAACGACTCATCGGGTACTCTTGCAACCACAAATCTATTGCAATTCTTTGACTTAACAGATGAAGATACAATAAACCAAGGTTCTGCTAGTGACACAAGTGGCCAATTCCAGTTAGTTGGGTTAGATCCAGATAACGATGCAGATGCTTCTAAAGGACTCTTTAGAATCGCTGAATCTATGCTAGATCCTTACGCCCAGCAATAAGTAGAGTAGGGAGAAATTATGGCAGCTATTAGAGGTAACTTTAAAGACGAGCTAGATCCCGCTATACGTCAAATCTTTCTTGATAGGTACTCTGAAGAGCCTCAGGTAATGCCTGAAGTTTTTAATGTCGTATCTTCAACGAGAGATTCTGAGACTGACTCTGCTACAACTGGTTTCGGTATGTTAATCGAAACTTCTGAACTAGGTGCTTTGGATTACGAAGACCCAGTTAAGATGTACAAGACGGTCTACAGTCACAAGAAGTATACAAAGGGATTTAAAGTCTCGAAAGAATTAATGGAAGACGATCAACACAATGTTATCGCAAGACTTCCCAAGCTATTAGCTAAATCTACAGTTAGAACAACCGAGTATCATGCAGCTTCAGTATTGAACAATGGTTTTAGTACAAGCTACACATCATACGGAGACGGAAACCCACTATTATCAACATCACACGATAGAGCTGATGGTGGAACCGCACAGTCTAACGCATCCTCAACAGGTATAACTCTAACAGAGACAAACCTTGAAACAGGAAGATTAGCACTTGAGAAGGTTTTGGATGACAAAGGTCAAATCGTAACTTTCCAAGCCGACAAGCTCATTATCCCAGTAGATCTTAGAAAAACAGCTCAAATCCTAACTCAATCAACATTGAGACCAGGAACAGCCAACAATGATGTAAACATTTTCGAGGGAGTATTCAAAATAGTTCCTTGGAGATACCTTACTTCATCTACAGCATGGTTCCTACAGGATGCCAGTGAACATTTGTTAAACTTTTTCTGGAGGGTTAAACCCGAATTTAAGAGTGATTACAATTTTGACGCTGACGCAGCTCTTTACAAGGTGAGAATAAGATTCTCAACTGGTTGGAGTGATTGGAGAGGTTTCTGGGGATCTAAAGGCGACGGTGCAGCATATTCGGACTAACGTATAAATTTTAGTCGGGGGGCTTCCATCGTGGAGGCCCTTCGTTGAAGGAGTAAAAAATGTCAACAAAGTTCGACTACCTTAACGCAATAGGTGCATCAGCTCAGATTGGTACACAACTACCTACTGCTCCATATATATACTATGGAGTCTCATCTAACGATGTAGATTCAGTATTATGGAGAGGTGGGGAAATGTATTATCATTCTGGACAGAGTAGGCTGTATATACAGACAGCTACATCAGGAACGACACCAGTGTGGAAAAGGATGTATGACACATTTGCAACCACTACTACTACAAGTACGAGTAGCTCAACAAGCACTTCAACAAGTACTTCGAGTACTACGACATCTGTTTAAAGGAGGATTATTATGGCTATATTATCTGAAACAACAAGAGTTAGGAACAGCACTGAGGTTACTATCTACAAATTGTTAAATGATTCATCAACCGTTGAAACAACCTCTACAGCAGTAGATGTCTTAGATGCTACAGCAATTACTTTGTTAGTTGAAGCTGGTGCAAGTGTAAGTGGTGGCGTTGTTACGTTAGAAGGAGCTGCAACATCAGATTATTCTGGTACATGGGCTTCTATAACTACAGCCACTACAAACGCTGCTTCAAAAACCTTCATCGCTACTACAGATATGGGGGATACAGCAAGTATTCCAGTCCCTTATGTAAGGGCAAGAGTATCAACAGTAGTGAGTGGGGGTACGATAGATGTTTACTTAATTGTCAGAAGGGATTAAATTATGGGAGTAACAAAAATAAACAACCTTAATTCCATAGGTGCTTCGGCCCAGATAGGAACTCAGATTCCAACTGCTCCGTATATTTATTACGGAACAACAGCCAATGATGTGGATTCCACAACTTGGAGAGGCGGAGAAATGTACTACCTGACAACAGATAGTAGACTCTACGTTCAAACAGCAACATCTGGTACTACACCTGTATGGAAGAGAATGTACGATACATTTGCTACGACAACTTCTACGAGTACGAGTACTTCAACAAGTACTTCGTCTAGCACGAGCACATCGACCAGTACTTCAAGTACAACTACATCGTAAGTAGAAAAAAGTGGTATAATGTACTAAAGATTGAAATTTAAATTTACTTATTAAAAGGAAATTAACATGGAAAAACAACTGCTCAAGATATCAGACCTTAACATGGCATCTGCTCTCTTATGTGAAGGATTAGACATAATAGGAATAGATGATAGAGATTCAAGAAGATTCTTCTTCTTTTTTGATAGAACCCCAACTTCCGAAGAAATAGTTAAAAAGTATTGGAATGGTCTACTTAGAGTAGATCCTAAAATGATGG